TCTTCTAATTGCATTTTACTCATTGTTTACTTACTTCTTTTACGCCCTTAAGGCGCTCACTTCACTTCACTTTAATCATAGATCCTCATTTCACATGTATCAGATTTTAAATTATATGCTTCTGGGTATTTAATAATTAATCGAATTGGATCTAATACCATTAATACTGTCCAACCAATAATATTTACATATAATAGTACATATAGTAAAAATTTACTATCATAATTAATCTTCATTATTTTATCTGTTGAATTCATCACTCTTTCTATCATGTTTTCAATTTTTTCATCTGTTTTAAAGGAATTATCAGATGAAAAACTACAATCACTAACATCATCTACCGTATTATTTTCTTCGCTGGAACTCTCGCTATTTATATCCTCACCATTGTGCCAAATAATAATATTTTTTGTGTTTTTATTATCATCATTATCATCAATATTATTCTCTTTTTTAAATTTAAGAGGATAATACATTTGTTTATAAATATTGGACCTATATTTTGACTCTAAACCCGAAATTTTAATTGTTTTATGTAGTTTTACTAAATGAAGTAACTTATCTCGTAATTGTACATTATAATTCATAACATCCATTAAATCTTCATAAAATACATTTTCGGCCATAATTATTTCATTATATTATATTTTCTTTAAATTATTTTTTTTTTGTAAATATTTTACTTCCTAATATTATTATTTTGAAATACAAAATTGAGTTAAAGATAAATTAATAATAATTATTATCATGACTATAATAAATGATTATTTAACGTTAACAATTAAGTATAAAAATCAATACTCTGAAAAAACATTATTATTAATGCAAGTGGGTTCATTTTTTGAATGTTATGCCCTTTTAACAGATGATAATAAATATGAAGGTAGCAATATACAAGAATTCTCTGATATAAATGATTTAGTTATTTCTAAAAAACATATTTTACATGATGGAAAAAATGTTGTTATGGCTGGATTTGGTATAACACAACTAGAAAAATATATTAAAAGATTACAAGAACATGAATATACAGTTGTTGTTTATACACAGGATTCAAATAATAAAAATACTACTAGAAGTTTATCATGTATTTATTCACCAGGGACTTATTTTAGTAATGATTCTACAAATTTAACTAATATTACTACATGCATATGGATTCATTACTCTTCTTCTAATAAGTTAATAAATGAAAAATTAACTATTGGTATGGCAAGCATTGATATATATACAGGTGATTCAAATAACTCATTCTATATGATAGATTTTATAAAAAGTCCAACTGTATATGATGTTTTAGAAAATTATTTATGTATCAATAATCCATCTGAATGTATAATTGTATCAAATTATAAACTAGATTTTGTATTAGAATTAATTAATTGTAAATGTCATAAATATACATATGATCATGAATGGATTAAAAATATTAGTAAACAAAAATATCAATATGAAATTATTAAAACTTTTCTAAATAATAATCCAGAATCAATATTTACTGAATGGAATATATCCACTCAAGCATATTGTTTATTAATACAATTTATATATAATCATAACCCTAATCTTATTAAAAAATTAAAAAATCCAAAATCGTTTATGACCGAAAATAAATTAATTTTAGCAAATCATTCACTAAAACAATTAAATATTATTCCAGATTATAATCACTCTGGAAAATTAAGTTGCTTATCTAATCTTTTAAATAATTGTGTTACGAGTATGGGAAAAAGAGCATTTAATTATGAATTACTTAATCCATCAATCAACTTTAACTATCTCAATAATATTTATAATATAACTGAACATTGCATTGACAATAATTTATGGCTAGTTATCAGAAATTATTTATCCGGAATTAAAGATCTATCTAAAATTTACAGAAAAATTATATTAGGAAAATTAAGCCCTAAAGATTTTTATACTATATATTCAAATTTATCCACTATTAATTCTATTTTTTTACACATATCTAAAGATAATACTTTATTAACTTATATAGATACTGAATCTGTATCTTTTTGTATAACCACAATACAAGAATATATTTATACACATCTAAACATAGATTCTTGCAAAAAATATGATGATCTATCATTTGATAAATTTAGTTTAAATAATATCAGGGATATAATGTTATTTAACAACACATACTCAAATGATTTAAATAATAATTATAATATGTTTGAACGTGATTACAATAAATTTGTATCTATTAAACAATTTTTAGAATTAAACCTGAAAGATTATGAAAAAGAAGAACAATCAAATAATCGTAAAAAATATGAGAATAGTGATTATATTAAAATTCATGAATGCCCAAAAACAGAACCAATTCTAATAGGAACATCAAAAAGATTAAATAAATTAAAACTTATTATTAATCATTTAGATAATAAAGATTTTGATCCAAAATCTATTGAAATTAAAAATTATACTGGAAGTAATTCATTAATTACATCACCTGAAATAAATTCTATTACTAAAAATATTATAAAATTAAAAGAAAAATTTTTAAATAAACTTATATCTGAATTTAATAAATTTTCATCAAATTTTATATCCAAATTTGATAAAGAACTTAATACTATAATTGATTACACTACAAAATGTGATATTTTACAGAATCGATGTTATATTGCAGAAACATACTATTATACTAAACCAACTATTATTGAATCAAATAATTCATTTTTAGATTTTAAACAATTAAGACACCCATTAATCGAAAAAATAAATACAAATGAAATATATATCGCCAATGATTTAAATTTTAACGAAAATAACAATGGTTTTTTATTATATGGTACAAATGCCGTTGGTAAAACAAGTTTTATAAAAAGTATAGGTATATCTATTATTATGGCACAAGCAGGATTATATGTACCCGCCCAAAAATTTACTTATTCTATCTATAAAAGTATATATACTAGAATTTTAGGTATTGATAATATATTTAAAGGTCTTTCTACATTTGCTGTTGAAATGACTGAATTAAGAAGTATACTAAAAAATGCAAATCATAATACTTTGATATTAGGCGACGAAGTTTGTTCTGGCACTGAAAGTACATCTGCCCTAAGTATTTTTACCGCCGCTATTAACTATTTATCTAATAATAAATGTAGTTTTATATTTGCTACACATTTTCACGAAATAATTAATTATGAAGAAATTAAAAATATTAATACACTTAAATTATTACATATGTCTGTTATATATGATAAATCTAATGATAAACTCATATATGATCGAATTTTAAAATATGGACCCGGTAATAATATGTATGGATTAGAAGTTTGTAAATCATTAAATTTACCAGATGATTTTTTAAATCTCGCACATAATATTCGAAATAAATATAATATATCTAATTCATTTTCTTCAAATAATCTCATTATTGAAAAAAAAACAACTCAATATAATAATTCTAAAATAAAAGGTATTTGTGAAATATGCAAAGAATCTGAAGGAACAGAAGTTCACCATCTTACATATAAAAAAAATTTACAAAATTATATTGATAAACCCAAAACAAACCACAAAGCAAATTTAATTAATATATGTGAAAAATGTCATAATACAATACATAAAAATAATGTTCAATTAAAAATTTATAAAACTACAAATGGTTATGAACTAATGTAATGACATTTTTTTATTATCTTCATATTCAAATAAAGTAATATTTTATTTTTTAATATTTTCATTCTTTTAAACTTCATTTTGTATACTTATATGAAATATTAAAAATTAAAAATATGTAATTTAAAATGCAAAAAAAGGTAAGAATATTTTATCCATATCACAATTACAAATAGCCTTTCTGATTAGACATATATTTTTTTACTTTGAAATAAAAATTCATTTTGATAATGTGAATTTTTTCCCATATTATTTACAATCATTGCATTGGAATTTTGTTCCACTGAATTTTGTAATGGATTATATTTAATTTTTATATTTGACATCTCCTCATAATCTTGCGGATCTTGATCTTTATAAAATTTAATATTTGAATCTTGATTTCTTTGCTCCGGTCTTTGATAAATAGAATAAGGATTATTTTGTAAATTTTCAATCATATAATGAGAAACTTGCCGATTATCTATAAATTCAATTTTATTTGGGTTATAATTTACATCTCCTAATAAAACTTTATCTACTTGTTGAAAATTTTCTCCATTTACATTAGATCTATTATATGTACCACTACCATTTGTATTTAAAATTTCACCATCCGGTCTCAATAATGAAAATCCTTTTGCTTGATCTGCATCTAATTGAATATTCATATTTCCATTGGAACCCGGAGTATAATTTTGAATTAATGTATTTGAACGCTGATTCCATTTTGTTACACCCGCACTTGGTGATTTAAATACATGTTTTTCCCCATTTTGATCCATATAGTCATCATATAACCCTGTAAATTGTACTCGATTAGTTTGATTATTACTTGTATTATTACCATTTACATTACCACAGTAACTAAAATTTGTTGTCTGATTTGTTGTTACCTTTGGTTTATCTTCGTATCTATAAAAATTTGTACCATCATTTTCTCTGACTGCATTACCAGAATAACTAAAATTTGTTGTCTGATTGGTTGTAACTTTTGGTGTATCTTTGTATCTATAAAAATTGTTACCATCATGTTCCCTAACTGCATTACCAGAATAACTAAAATTTGTTGTCTGATTTGTTGTTACTTTAGCATCATTAATACTTAAATTTTTATATTTCGTTGGACCTTTTAAATTTATTTGCTCTTTTACTGTAGGATAAACTTGTCCTCGGTCTGTTAAATTTACATATTTATTATTTACATATTGCTGACTAGATTCATTTTGTAAATTTATTATAGGTCTATAATTAGTATCTGTCTTATTTCTAATATTTGTATCTAATGTTAAATACGAATCACTTCTAGGACTTAATTGTTCATTCAAAATTGGACTAATTGCACCAGTTCCTGGCTGAGCCTGATCTAAAACTAAAATATGATTATTTAATAATGAACCATTATTCATTTTAAAGATATATATTATATATTTTTAAATTTTTTAATTTTATTTTATTTAAAATTTAACACTTTTACCAAAACTAATATTTGTATTTTCTTTTTTGTCTGTTCCAGCTGGTAATATAATATCTGAATAATGCATTTGTGCCTGTATATTTGCACCAGTAGCCATTAAAGGTCTATTTTCTAATGTATAAAATTGTGCTTTATTATTTGATTTAATACCATAGATTGAATCATTATCTTTCCCATTTTTATCATTTACATTCATGTTATTTTTTGAAGCTAATTCTGATTTAAATGAACTACCAATTCCAGGTAATGCCGTTGGTAAATTACTTACCTGATATTTTTCTCCCGCGACTCTACCCGGCAATTGTGTCAATTTATATGCATCAACATTAGATAATCTTATATTTGTTGTTAATCCGGAATTAAATCCACCTCTATCATTTGGGAGATTTTTATCTATATTAAGACCAGGACCAACATTAATTTTTGGCATTGGTGCTTCATTATTTTTTATTAATAAACTAGTTGTATATCTATTTTTTAACGGTCTTTTACTGTCTGCTCTATTACCCGGTATTGTTTCTTTGTCTTTTTGTTCAGATGGACTAAATAATGGTTTTAATTCTTTTTTATTTCTATATGTATCATCTGTACCTGTAAATATGGATAATCTAGTATTATATGGTGTTTCATTATCATTACCTAAATTATAATTGTCTGAATTATAATTTGACTCCGGAACACCTGTACCTCTCATGTCTTGACCAGTGCCACTACCGGAAAAAAATGGTACCATTGTTTTTAACATAAAAGGCGACATTTGTTTTTCAACCTTTATATCTGGCACTTTAACAGTTTGAATATCTGGCACTTTAACAGTTTGAATATCTGGCACTGAGATTAATTCTGAGTCCATAGAATATGATAATTTATCATCATTTTGTGATTCTATCTCATTATTAAACTCTGAAATAATATTTTCTAATGGCATTTTTTCATAATTTTCTTTAAAAGATTTATCCAATAAATAACCAATTGTAGACACACCGACTATAGCTGAAATTGGTAGCATATTAATTATAATTATTATTTTTAATTTCATTTTTTAAAATTATAATTAATTTTTAACATTGGTTCTACATATTGGACAAGTATTATGATGATTTTTTAACCAATTTTTAATACAATTTTCACAAAATATATGATTACAATTTATAATTTTAACTGATTTATCACTTTCTATAAAACATATAGGACATTCATTTATTTTATGATTTAATGTAACAGTATATTTTGTATAATCATCTTCTGATAATTTATTTTTATTTAATATATAATCATTAAATATTCTTTCTATTAAATGACTCGATGGAAAAAATGAACTATTTGTTAAAATTAAATTCATATTTGTTGTATCATTATCGACTGACTCAAATGTATCTATATCTAAGTTTGTTATTATACTATTAGTTAACGACTCAGATGAAGTCTGAAGTGGTATCGCATCACTCGATAATATATCTGATGTTGTTAAGGTTTCAATATTTTCATGTAATTGATTTGAATTCTCTGCATTTATTATATTAAATATTTCATTCGGATTAAATTGTGCGAAATTATTTACTAATATTAAATTTAGTTCATTATTATTTTCATTATTACTTTCATTATTATTTTCATTATTATTTTCATTATTATGTCCATTATAAAAAATAATATTCATTTTAATATAAATAATCTATATTAATTATTATTTTATTTTATTTTTAAGTAAAATAATTATTATTACACAATTTTTTTTGAATATAAATTTAAGTTCATCGAATGAAATTTTATTAATCTGGTAGAACCGTGTCTGTAGCGCGTATGTGAGATCTATTTATTATTTTAGTATAAATTATAAAAAAATAAAATTAAATGTATTGATATAAATTTATATTCATTATGAATTTTATTTTTTTATACCTTTATTAGAAATAATAATAATAAATTATTTGTTCAAAAACTATATAATCTACATATGAATCAATTTGAACTAACCACAATTAAACTTGTTCAAAACCAAATGGATATTTTATATTATATGGTTGCCTAATATTATTTTCAGATGAGTTAAATGATTTTTTAATAAATTGATTTGAATCAAAACCACCCCTATCTAACCACATTCTTTCAATTATATTTGATAAATTTTGAGGATTATGATGTAAATTGTGTTTATCGCCTGAAAATCCAGCTTTCCAATCTATATGAGAATAATCTGATTCCGATTTTTTAAATTTATTCCACGTAGGAACCAAAAAATGTGATCTATTTAGCGGTTTTTTAATTATATCACCCGTTACTGTAAATAGTTTATCATGATCATTTATATCTAAATCGGATTGAATTGGGGGAATTGGATTCATACATTTCATTAATACATTACCATCTTGAGCACCTCCTTGTACTATCTTGGAACTAATATCTATTAATATATCAGGTGTATGTAATCCAACACTAGTTGGAGTACCAATTTCACCGATATTATATTGCACATTATTTTGAATAGGATTTAATATCCATTGCATTGGTGCCACTGATATCTTATGGCTACATAAATCATCGGATTTTAAATCAGTTTGACCAGACATTTGTAGTTATAATAAAATTACAAAATAATTTTATTTTAAATTTAATTAAATTCAAGTAAATAAATTTTACAAAATTAAATTTAATTAAAGATATATAAAAACATATATTTATATGGAAAAAATATCTACATTAAATTTAATAATTGGTCCCATGTTTTCTGGTAAAACATCTGAACTATTAAGAATTGCTAAAAGATTACAAAGTATAGATTTAAGTGTTCTACTTTTAAATTATAGTGAAGATATTCGATATTCTACAACACATATGACAACACATGATAAAGATAGTTTGCCTTGTAACTATATTTCTCATTTTGATAATTTAAATTATGATGATTATGATATTATATGTATAAATGAAGCACAATTTTTTACAAAATTAGTACCATTTTGTAAAAAAGCATTATCTGAACATAAAACATTATATGTATGTGGATTAGACGGTGATTATAAACAAGAAAAATTTGGAGAGATTTTAGACTTAATTCCATTAGCTGATTCTATTACAAAATTACATGCATATTGTAAAATATGTAAAGATGGTACTCCAGCACATTTTACAAAAAGATTAGTTAGTAATAAATTTCAAAAATTAATTGGAACGGATCAATATATTCCAGTATGTAGAAAACATCTAACATAGTGATTTTAGTTTTTCATATAGATTACCAACTAATGTATATTCATCAATGGTAAATCCTTTATTTATAGCTATATTAGTTAAAATTGATATTAGTAACTTAATATCTTCTTTGGTTAAAATATTATCATCAATTTGATTTAAAAACTTAAATTCATTATTCATTTTCTTGTATTCTTCTTCTTTTTTTTTTAAAGATTGTTTATGTAATTTTTTAAGTGTTTCTTCGTCACTTGAATATTGCATTATTAATATAAATATTATTAAAAACTTTAAATGTATTTATATTAATAAATTATATTTATGACTTTATTCTTATTCTACTATATTTATGAGGATTTTTTCTCTAATAACTTAGGGAAAAGAATTAAGCCAAATAATAATAAACTACAAGCAAATACAATAACATAGACAATATTAGCAAAATTTGAATGAAACTTTAATTGTTCCTGTAATAAATCAGGGACAGTATCACCGTCCCTCCACGAATTAATGGCTGTAAATAACCAATTTGTACCCCCTATTAGCGATACCACTGCTAAAAAAACTGTTAAAACGTAAGCGATATTCATATTAATAATAACAAATAAAAAAAAATTTATTTTTTTTATTTAAAATAAATTTTTATATGCAAAATTTAAAAAATTTAAATGATTTTTATTTATTAATTTATAATCAGGGTCATTCATATTAATATTAATAAGTTTATAATTTTTATCATTATTATCTTTAATAAATTTAAGTAAATTAATTCTTTCAGAATTATTTAAATTAAATAAATAAACGGAATTTTCAATCCATGCATGATCGGTATTTTTTGAATCATTACAATATCCAGAATATACAAATTTTGCATTTTTTAAATTAATCATTTTATTGAAAGTATTTAAAATATCCAAATTGATAATATCATCATACTCAATTTCCCCCGATAAAAAAATATATTCATTATTTTTTTTATATGTTAACACCTGATAACAGCTATTATTAATATCATAACAAACTATTATTGAATATGATATTAAATTTGGTCCCCATTTTTTTAATAAACCTAATCCACCTATTCCCGTCGGTGCATAAGGATTTAATGGTAACATCGTAGAGTTTATTTCTTCACCTTCTATATAATGAATAAAATAATCACAATATTCAAATAAAATACTATCTAAAATATATTCTTTTGTTATGAATGAAAGTTTATCTTTAAAATTACTTATATTAGGCACTAAAGCCTCACATTTTGAATCATTTATGATCGATTTATGAAAAAAAAATGGTCTATCATGTTTATATTCTGAATAAAAATATTTATGTGGTATCAATCTTTTTGGATAATTTATATCATTAATCGGTATATGAATGAACATTTATTATATATAACTTCAAATTCTTAAGTATATTATAAATATAAATTGGGTTAAAGAATTAATTAATAATAAATTATTAGATGCTAATTTACAACGTAAAAACGGAACAAGAAAAAACATATCTTCGCGAATTATTATGGATTAATGTAGTTAAATTATTTGAAAAAAAAAATACAATGAACCCAAAAACTATTATTAATTTACAAAAAAAATTAGTAAATTCATATAATATACTTGGAAAAAATAAATATAAAACTGTAAATGTTTTAGTAAATTATTTTAATAACCCAAATAAAGCACTTTCTGAACAAATTTTTTGGAATACAATTAAAAATAAAGTAAATTTAGAATTAATTTGATATATATCAAATATTTTACATCAGCTATTATTATAGATTCAAATTATGATTCATAATATTTAATAGCATCTTTAATGCTTTATTGTCTTGCCTTTACTTATTTATAATACGACTAAAGTTTATTGAATTGAATAAATGAATAATAATTTAAATGATGACTATACTTTTATTATTTACCTATTAAATTAGTTTAATAATATAGTTATTAATTGCTCATGTGTAAATATCTTTAAAAAATTTTCTATTTTATTTTTACTTAATTTAAATACATATTTATATTTACTATTTTTAATATAATTATATTTAGCTAATTTGTCACCACAATAGATTAAATATTTATATAAATGAACTATACTAATTGTATCACTTGTAATATTATTTAATTTATTATTTAAATCCATTAATATATTTGGATAAGCTTGTATAAATTTTGGAAATAATACAATTAATGCTTGCATAAATTGTACTTTATTTACTCTAAAATTATTAATTATATCTTTTTTATTTTTACATTTAACTATATTATTTTTACTCCATGGTAATAAAGTTAAATAATTATAACTGGAATTATATTTATCATATATTTTTTCTACTTTATTATTATTTAATTTTATTTGAATATAAAATGGTTCAGGAAAACCATTTATTATACAATTAAAAAAAGATGATAAAAATTGCTTGTACTGTATTCCACTATGATTAATTATATCAAAAAATATGGGATATTTTGTTTTTAAAGCAAAAATAAATTCATTATGTGATTTTAATTTTAAAATATTATATTTATTAAATATCTTAGTTTTATTTTGTAATAATTTAAAATTTAATTCATTCATTGATTTTTAATTTACCATATAAATATTTTTTTTTTTATTTAATTATTTACAAAATTAAAATAACATTAAAATATATATTTTTACACATTAATAAAGAACAATGTCTAATATAACTTTTATCGATTTGATTTATGATACAACAATTTTTTCTATACAACATAAACATCAATTAGATGAAATCCATGAAACTAATTATTTAAATAGGAAAAATGAGCGGCTTGAAGATTTGTGTAAATATTTAACATCGAAATATTTAGATAATATTAAAAAATCTATGATGTATAATGCTGAATTAGGTAAATTTGAATTATTTTATAATTTTGACAAAAATGATTTTAAAGCAAATTTTCCAGGTTTAGGAACACCTAAACAAATATGTATATATTGGTTAAATTGTTTAACAATAGATGATCATAAATTTTTAGATGGACAAATGTCATTAAAAGGTATAAATTTTGATGTTTGGGGAAATAAAAAATTTACAACTAAATTTTCATGGAATAAAGTCTAAAAAAGACTTTGATTATTATTTGTCATATAAATATCTGTAAAATAAGCTTTAATAATTATATCTATTATAATACATGGAATTATATATTGTATTTGCATCGTTATCCATAAAAAAATATCTAATATTGATGTAACCCAATAATATAGTGTATATACTGTTACAATATATTGAGCACCGATTTTAGAACCTTTATTTATAATAGGAGTTTTATAGTCTCTTATTACATTATTAATATATGGAGATAATGATGATGTTATAATAGAATAAATAATTTGAGAAAATATAGAATATAACATTACACAAAGCCATCTATTCCATGTATTAATTTTAAATCCAATAAATTGAACATTTGATGGCCCCCAACATAAAAAAAGATTATCATTATCTAAATCAATCAAAACAAAATATAATATCCCAACTATTAAATATAATGACCATATAATTGCAAGAAAAGAACTAATCCATATTTTATACATTTATATATTATTAAAAAATAGGCTTAAGTATATACTATTATTTTTTTTGTATTTTTCTTTTTACTGGTTTTTCTGGTATAATATCTTTAAAACATTTTTCTTCTAATTTTTGTTTTAATATTGGGTAAAATATTGTTTCTATTGCAGATTTAAATTGATGATGAAAATAATATTCAAAATCAATTGGAATACAATTTTGTTCTAAATACTCTGGATCTTCAACTCTTTCAAATTGTAAAGCATTATTTTTATTCACTTTTTTAAATAAATATGGTACTCTTTCTCCAACAAGTGGGCAATTATATGGATCACGTTCTTTCATTTTTCTAGCTAACGAAACATGCGGAATATTAGCCTTATTTGTATTAAAATTGGTATCTTCTTTACATGTATAACAATAATGAGATTTTTCTAAAAATTTAGTTAAATTCCATTCTAAATCTTTATTAGTATTATATTCATTATAATATTGAACTGAATATTTTTTTTTAATTTTACCATTTTCTTCAACCTCTACATACCATCTTTTACTACATTCTTTACATATAAATTGCTTATCAAATTCATATGATCCAAATCCTTTTAATGATTTACTTATTACTAATTCTTTTAATTGCACATCACCATCTAATAATTTTTTACTATATTTTCTTCCTAATTCAATTGCTTTTTCTATATTTTTTTCTAATAATATTACCTTAAATATTTCCATTGATTTTTCTTTAACATATAAACAATTATCACGCCTCACAACTTGAATTCCTTTATAATCAATATAATCATATGTATTTGGATTTGTATATATAACACAGGCATAACGTTTCTTTGAAAATAATATAAATGGATCCATTACCTTTTCAAATTCCATTTCAACTGGATTTTCAAATAATTTTGTACAGCCATCTGCAGCTATATTTGATAATCTAAATACTTCATTCATATGTTCTTGTCCTATAAAATCTGTAAAAAATTTTACATATATAGAATCCGTATCCCCATATACAACTTTACAGTTATATGTAGATTCTACATATTCTTTACATACCTGTATCATTCTCCTACCTTCAGCTGTCGTAGAGGCAGCAATTCTTTTTTCCGGTAATCTTCCAAAATTTGCTCCAGTAAATCCATAAATACTATTCATAGATACTTTCATCGCAAGCTGAAAACCATCTAATACATTATATTGCATTTCTAAATCTAATTTTTTTGAAATATCATTTTCATCTTTTAATAAATTTTTTACTACTTTCATTTCCTTTTTAATTGATTTTCGTTCAGTCCATAATTTTTCTAACATTTTTGGTAAAAGACCCTTTTTTGTTTGTACAAATCTGACAACCTCTTTTCTTTCATTTTCTTCTCCTTCATTTTCTATCCATATAATATCTTTATAATTAATATTATCTATATTATTATATTGATCATCTTTTAGAATTGTTTCATAAGAAAAATTATTGGCTATCATTATTGATGGATATAAACTGGCAAAATCTAAACCTGATATTGGAACAAAATGAGCACCAGGTTCAGCTTCTTGTACGGTTGCACCAGTAAATTTATCTGTATCTGCCTCATCTAACTCCGATATATCTTTATATGGTATCGTTGGCACTAAATAATTATCTAATCTAGCTTCATATGTAAGCTGACTATGAACTTTTATTTGTTGTCCCTTTGATTCAATATAATCAATTGGCACCCATGTAACATTGGCCATCGCTATATTATTTGTTATAATACACAGTTTTAATATTAAATCTATTACTAATGTACAATCTTTACAACAATAATGAATTACCTCCGCTATTTCTTTTGCTGTTCCCATTTCCATATTAAATAAATCTAATGCTTTTAATGGATCTTTATGATCTCCTATAAATTCATTTGCTACCGCATCAAGTTTATAACTTAATAATTTTTTTTCTCTCTTTATTATTGTCATTAGATCACTATTTAATAAACCTGGAATTTTAATATATTTAAATATATTCTCACCGGCAGCAATATTTAACTTTTTAACTACAAATTCCGCCGGATAATTATATAATCTTGTTAAATTTTGGATATTTAAGTCTAAATCTAATAATTTACATCGTTTATAAATATAATTCCAATCAAAACCATTAATATTATAACCAGTTATATAATCTGGATCGATTTTTTTAATCCAATTAAACCATCTTACAATTAAATCTTTTTCTGAATCACACACAATTGTTACTATATTTTGTTGTTCTTCAACATAATTATCAACTGGACTATTTAATGTAAAACAATACTCTTGTTTAATATTTGTACCAAATATATGTAATGTATTACCAATTTGAGTTATTACATCATTTTCTAAATCCGGATCCGGAAAAATATTTTTTTGAGCATTATATCCACGCTCAGAATATGATTCAATATCATAACTTAAAATATAAAATTTTGCAGGCGATTTTAAATCTAATGGTGCCATATTTTTCCATTTACAAGATATATCTAATTGACATCTTGAATTATCTTCATTGTTATAATTATTTATCTGAACCCAACCACTTGTTTTTATATTTTGAATATGACAAAATCGAATAAATGGTTCAATGTTTGCTTCATATAATTTGAAATTAATTATCTCTTTACTTATATTATTAATAATTACTTGTGGCCGCCCTTTACTTGGCGATAATATATATTTACATTTATTATATACCTTTTCATTTTTAACTATTATTTTTAAAAATTTGAAATTTTTATCATTTGTAAATCCATCTATATCTTTCTTTTCTATTAATGACACCTTAATTAATGAATCTTTAAACCTATATAATCTATTTTTTAACCAATATTTAACCTGATCTGTTTTAAATGCATTCCAATTATTTGACAAATTATCTGGTATTTTAACATAAAAAAAAGGAGTAAATTCATTAATTTCTACGCAAATACTGTGATTTTTATCTGTCACACCAAATGCATAAATTTTATATTCTAAATCATATTCATCATCATTGATCTCTTTATCAACTGTTTCCCATGATAATATCTGAAATTTTATAGGCTCTAATTTATCACATTTTATTTTATTTCTATAATAAAATTCTAACATAATTTAATATATAATTACAATCTTTAAATATATATTAAATTGTAATAATTTAATTTTATAAATATTAATAAATTAACATAAATTATATGAACACAAATAAAAGAAAAAACTTTTTTTATAATATAACTACAAATAAAAATAAAAAATGTAAAATTATTAATGATAACGATATAAAAATAATCATTAATCTATTTAAAAAACTATATATAGATAATGATGAAAATCCATATATATTTGATATGTATTAATTAATAATAATCTTACCCCTTGTCGTCAAAATAGATGTTTTTATTTTATTATTTTTTTGAATAATTTCTAATACTTGTATTCTTAACTTATTTTTATCCAATAATGAACCAAAAGCTCTAGATATTGCTATATCTGTTCGAAATACTTTACCACATAAAACATTTATATTTTTATGAGTTGAATGACCCATCACTAAATAATTAGCATTATTAAAATATTTTAATACATTATCCACTAGAGTTACACATTTATTTTTATCTAAAGATTTTGGATGTGATAATTGCCTATTAAAAAGAGGATTAATATCATTATAATCATTTATAAAAAATGGTACTTTTTTATTTTTACCAGATAACCAATCCTCCATTAATTTATTTACTTTATTTATATCTACTATTTCTGAATTAGAATTTTTTTTTAAATTATTTTCAAGACATAATTTTAAAAAATTTTCATTTAATGAACCATGACAAAATATAAATTTTCCAAGTTGAATAATTAACGGCCGGGTCTTTGCAAACAATTTTGCACCTTTTCCCTTACCCGGTCTATAATACTGAAATCTATTTATTTTATATAGCCTTATATAATTTTTTAAATCTGAATTTTTAACATAATTATCATTAAATGTTTCATCATTATAATAATAATATGGATATAATTCATGATTACCTAGTATAGATATTACTCTTCCTTTTTTCATTTTTGCTTGTTTATCTAAATTTAAAATTAATTTTGTTATTTCTATTTCACCTGATTTTTCTAAATATTTTTTTTCATATTGTAGATCTGGTCTTTTACCATCTAACGTATCACCCATTTGAATTACATATGTATCATTTCCTATCCATTCTAAATTAGTATTTATAACTTTAGCTAATTTTAATAATTCTATAAATATATCATAATCACCATGAATATCACCTATAGCAATTATTCTATTATTATCATAATTATACATTTATACTATACAATATATATTTAAATAAATTAAAATAATTCAAATTTATATCTTATTAAAAATTCTTTGTTAAATATATGTTTTAATAAATACTCAACAATAAAAAGTATGAAAATATGGTAAAATTAGAATCTCTCAAATAAATTATAATCCTATTTAATTGTATATGAAAGATTTCTATACATTAATAAGTAATTTAATAAATTTAAATAATATTAAAAAACACCAATGTATTAATCTGGATTAATCAGGTTTTTTAATTTTAATTTATTAAATTATTATTTTTACATATTCCATTAAAACATTCTTTATTATCAAAACTTGTTGTTTGAGAACCACAAGCTACTTAATTTTTACATGAAAAATGGAGCGCCTATTGAACCTGTACAAAGAGGTAAGGCAAAATAGCTGGAGCTATAAACAGCAATGTAGATAAGGAAATTGTTAAAGAAACATCGGACCAGTCGGCCTGTCGGCTGCGTCTGATTGACGATTCCCATTCCATTCGACAAGCTGCGCACTGCGAGCCACGCCGGCGTGACGATCACCAAGCGTAATTCGGCGCGCCGGGAGAACGGGGTTGTAACAGATAGATGAATTTATAAAGAACAAACCCACTCAGCCGCACTCCATTTCATATTTCTCCAGGGTTGAGCTTCCACCATCAAACGCGCAAACTGGGAAGCCATGCGGTCGGCACGTGCCTTCTATGCAAGATTCCACGAAGCCGCCGCCGCATTGCCCTTGGCTCGAGCATGGGCTCCATTGGCAAAATTCTGTTACGAGCGGCGAGCTCTTCGCCTTTTCACAGTCGGGCAGCTCGCCGAAGACACAGCTTCCGCCGGCGCCGCTGCGGTATTGCCCTCCATGATTGACGCAAAAGAGCTCTGCCATGGCTTCGCGGTCGGGTTTAACGGGGCCAATGGTCCAAGGAGCGCCAATTGAACCTGTAC